AACCGTCTTGACCTTTCGAAGTAGGTGCTTCAAATGTAATTACTGGAGCAACTTTATAAGTTTTATTTGCAAGGTTTCTTATATAGACTTCTTCAAGTTTACCAGCAAGTGGATTAGCTGCAACGGAAGCATACGCATTTGTATAACCAAAACCACCATCCGTAATTGTTATTGACTCTACTTGACCATGTACATTGAGTACCGCAACAGCTGTTGCACCGGCTCCAGTATCTCCAGAGATCGAAACTGCTGGAGCAATCTGATAACCATAACCACCATCCGCTACTTCAATACTCGTCACAACACCGCTTGTTGTATTTGTTGATAGGTTAGCACTCTTATCAATTTTAGCAGCAAAGGTAGGCATAAACATCGATGCAAACATCTCTACAACTACCGGTAAATCTTCAGCACCAATATATCCAGGTTGTTCACCCGGCATAGATGATAGCGTCTTGCGGTTAGTACGAGGATATACCCCATTTGCGTTCTTAGTATTATCTCCTAATACATCACGTACCAGGCTAGTAATAATAAGAATCTCACCAAAGAATATGAATCCAGATGGATGTACTAGTTTGTTAAATGTATCTTCCCATTCACTGATATTATGAGCTGACTTAATTACATAAGAAAACTTTTGATAAAAATAAGAATCGTGAATTTTAATATTATCAGATAAAAATCCTTTATTATCTAGATATAAATTTTGTGATGTATCGTAACTACCTGAAGATGGAATCAAGGTTGACTCGTATGGGTATTCTACTTCAACATCGCTATTAAATAACAATCTAAAGAATGTCTCAATTGAGTCGGCAGAACCACGAATCTTATAATAATCAGTAATACGCTTATATAGAGTTCTTTTGTTTACAGTAAGATTCTTTGGAATAGCTGCAGCGATTTCTCTTTGCATTTGAGCTAAGTAGTTATCATCAGCATGATCGATATTCAGTGCATCTTCGATACTATTTAAAATGTATGAAGGACCAGGACCAACCCAATATTTGATTGGTGTAGTTAATACTACCTTAAGGTTATTATATGCGGATAAACCCGTAATACGAATAGTCTTACCCATAATAGCAGTAGAATTCGCTAATGAACCTGGAAGATTATTACCGTTTGAAATAAATACATCAACAGCTTGTACACTAATTGGAGTACCTTCTGCATCAGCTAATACTGAATTGGCAAATTGCTCATCAGTAAAGAAAGAATCGTTTTCATTTTTTGGATCATCGATTCTAAATGTAGCAACACCATTAATTACAATATCAGAATACGTAGCAGATTCATCATAGATAAATTCATCCATGTTATTGAATTTGTAATATGCATCAAGTAATTTCTTAATGCCACGTTGCTTAGATCCACTATCAGCAGTATCTGCCAGGATCTCTGAAGGAATGAGTTGATCAACTCGAATATCCTCTTTAGATCGACGGCGCGTCGAGACGACAGACTCGACATAGCCTTTCGAAAATGAATCTATATTTCTCATATTACGATCTCATTCTTGATGTTGTAGTATAACTAATAGCACCAGAAGATCCAGACATTGCGATCTTATCGGCAGTAGCTGTAACGTTAAGGTTTGTACTATCAATTGCAATTAGTTGATTTCGTTTTGGTGCAATATCCAAAGAATCTGGTGTAACAATAATACGGATATTTGTATTAGTAGTACACGTAAATGAATTTAGTATCACATTACCACTATTAATATTAACAATACCAGCATCATTGATTACGATAATATTAACACCTTCAACAATTTTATATATTACTACTTTTCGGTTTGAACTTCCGGGTATTTTAATATCGCCAAAATAATGGTCATCAGTCGATCCAGGAATCTTGAATGCAGTACTACTTAAACTATATTCGGTATCGCTATCATTTGCAAGTAACGCACCTGTAAATTTAAGATCAAAATTATTCACTGCAACAGTGGTACCAGCAGAAATAGTCTTAAACATATATGGTCGTACAGTTGAGCTAGTAATAGAACTATCTGAACTATCAATTGCTCTCAGAATTTCTGAGTGTCTAAATACACCATCAAATTTGTTAAGGTTATTATAGTTATAATCTGCAATAGTATCACGAATCAATGACTCAATTTCAATCTTAGTTCGATCAGTCAAATTAGGGTTATACTTAAAGAATACATCAAGCTCCAGGTATGTAAAATCAGGATCGACAATATTCGGAGTAATAGATACTACGTTCTTTCCTTTCAAAATGGTATTTGTGATTTCTTCTTTTTCCGCAGTTGTCAATGAAGTACCAACGAGTGGCTTAATTGATAAATACACGGTACCATAATCTGGTGGATCATTAACTTCACCGCCCCAGGTTGAGATAGATTCAATATTAGCAAAGTCTCTTTGAATGATTGCTCTATAGTCGTCACTCGTTACTGCGCGATTCTGAGCAATAAATGTCAGAGGGGCATTATAACGAATGGATTCTGATGTTTCTTGCTCAGAACCACCAGCTGCTTTTGTAATAGTACTTACAACTATAGAACCAAATCCTCCAATGTTATTAACCATAGTAAATGCGTTAGCGCCATTAGACTCAAGGCCATCAGTAACAACATAGTCTATATTGATAATATTATTATTCGATGGCTTTTTACCAATAACTCCATCACCAAAATAGATTTCGTAATAACCACCAGAATTCTCTTGGACATGATATACCTGAGTGTCTGATTTTACATTTTGAATAGTTTGGAATTTAGTATAAATGTCATATGTACTTGAATTCTGATTTTGTTGTATACGTGTACGTAACGTAGAAGTATCTGCGTTCTTATCTAATAGTTGAAACTTTTTATTCTCAATATCGTTATCTACACGGTATTGGACAGTTTTATATGTACCTTGAGCAATAGAAACACTAGGGAACGTGAATCCCATAGTCGTATCGCTATATCCAGCTGATACACTTTCAAGCACTGTAAAATTATATTCTTGGCCATCAACGTTTGAGGTCAACTTAGAGCCACGTGCAATAGTTAAGTTATCAGGAATTGTACCAACTTCTTCAGACACATCAACAAAGATACTGATAGATGCTCTAGGTGCTAGCACAGATCGTGGAGTATAACCTAACAGCTTGGCTCGAGTAACAACGTTACCTCTAATTTGCGCAGAATCAAGGAATGCCTCGTTCAATGCGAAATGAGCAACCATTGCATTATAATGGGTGTTATAAGCCAAGACGTCAAGTAACACACTCAGACCAGAACCATCAAAGTCGTAATCGTTAAAATCAGACTGAGTCTTAAGATAGTTTTTTAGATTATTTTTGATTTGATCAAAATCTAATTCTGTTACATTTAAATTATTTGCCATTGTTATTACCTAAGTCTGCGAAGTAAGATTTCGACTTCAGCCTGTGAATCGTCTTGTTTAATATTGAAACTAATTGATATTCTATAAGCATTACGGTCAGCTTGGTCTTCAATAAAGATTTTAATCTTATTAATCCTTGGCTCGTGATCTACTAATACTCTTTTAATTGCATCATTAAGCGCAATCTCGGTAATAGCATCAGCCGGTTCGAATAACAATCCTCGTATTCCACCTCCAAGTTCTGGATGAAACGGTCTTTCATAGTGGCTCGTGAGGATTAAATTCTTTACTGCATTCTTTACTGCAGCATCATCTCTTAAAGGAATAATGTCTTTACGTGTTGGGTGTAATTGTAGAGATAAATTAAGGTCAGTATAACCCTTGCGTCTACTTGTGATAGACACATTACCAGTTTTATCTGAACTATTGAATATATTAGTTGCCATAGTTATATTTATACCTTAAAATCGTATGTTTACGGAGTACTGTATTAATTCGGCGGGCTTGTAGTGCCAGCACCAGTTCCAGGAGTATCGGTATGAGTATGACCCTTACCAGAAATACCAGCAGAAACATGATCGCCAGAAGCTGTACTTGTTCCAGTAATATTTAAGTCACCAGTCAGATTAATATTACCAGTCCAATTTGTAGTAGGACAATCAACCGATGTAGTACCACCGACAGTTACATCAGCATCACCAGTAATATTAGTCCAAGCATTGCCGCCGACAATAAGATCAGCATCACCAATAATATTAGTCACTGAATTGCCGCCAACGGTGACACGCGCGTCGCCATCAACGAAAACTGTCATATTGCCCGTAACATGAAGTGCATCATTACCAGTTACTGCACGCCATCCGTTATTGTGTGCCATTACAACATCACCATTCGGATGAATTTCAACAAATGTGCCTGTACGATGTTTGATACGAATTCGTTCAGAACTTGGTGTATCATCTAATTCAATGACATGACCAGAACTTGTCTCTGTTACTTGATTGTATGGATACACTGCAGCATAAGGAGACTCAGGCTCTTCAATAGTCTCATCCACAACACGTGCAGGATCTTCAGCGATACCTCGAGCTCTAAAGTTAATGTCGTTAAGTGAACCATCTTGTTGTTCTACAGGATACTCTTTAGCAGGATCAGCAAATCCAAAATTAGGATTCGGGATTTTGTCAAAGCCAGATGCAATCGATCCAAGTATAATAGGATCCTGAGCCGAAGGTCCATCTCTAAAGAATCCGATTACCCATGACCCTTGAAGCAGACCATGGTTTGTACCTTTGCCCGAAATGCTTGATGAAGTTGCAGGCATCATTACTGTTGCCCATGGAAGGTCAGATGTTTTCACCTTACCTTTATCTTCACTATGGAATCCAAAGCATCGTACCTTTACTCGGTTCAGTTTAAATGTATCATGAATGTCTTCTACAACACCCATAAACCAGGTAAACTGTCCTCCAATAAACTGATCGTCTAATCTATTCATTAATCTCTATCCAAGTCAATTACGCTCGAGTCTTTCTGAACGCCAATATCTAATACGTACTTATCGTCCATAAATGTATGAGCAATTTCAGTAACTAAGTATCTTCCTGATTGCAACTTATCAATCATGTTTTCGCGAGAATCATTTTCTTCTAATATCGCAGCATCGGATGATTTGTATATTTCAAGCTCGATTACTGCACCGACTGAAATATCAAAGTCGCCAGCAATTACCAAATCTTGTCCCATGTAACCTAGGTTGATATGATATGCTTGTTTTTGTGCTAACGAATCTGCAATAGGCTTATGATAATTATCACCACGTGTATTATACGCATATTTGTTAAGCGAGACGTGATGTATCTTACTATCAGCAAATTCAGTTAATTCTTGATCGTTAAAACTTATGCTTTTAGCAAATGGCTTATTAGCATTCATCTTTTGCATTTTGTTATCGGTGTATTCAAATCGTGTATTAGTATAAGTCTTCGTAGATATGTCGAGTGCTTTTACTGACGAAGCATAACCACCATCGTTAATTGCAAAGTATTTACCCATATCAAATTCGGAAGATATTTTTATTATTTTGCTTAATGCAGCCTGGAAGTTTTCTTCAGTACCTGGAACTTCTTCGAAAAAAGGTTTCTGAATAAACTTACGATAGGTATCTGCCAAATATAAAGACTCTTGCGAATCGAATATCAATCCGTCTTTTAATGTCTCATAGAAGTAAAATGGAGTAGAGTTATCTGTGCTATTTCGTGTTAGCCATACAATAGCATCAATAGGTTTCATATGAGGGAAGATTCCTTTTAGAATTCCCTTTGTATCAGTATTGATTTTATGCGGAGTAACATCTAAGTCTTTTTGACATATGTTATTAACTAATGAACCCATACCACCTTTAAAGGCACGGTTTAATCTTTTAAAAGTATTGTAGTATGCATGTTTACTTACACACACCAACTTATAAACTTGCACTCCTGGACGTGGCTTAGAGAAGTCTTGGATATTAGCTATATAACATTCTATCTCATACTTCTTTTTAACTTCACCGGGTTCAGTTCGTTGAATAACAATATTTACTTTTTCATTACCAGATAATCTAGCTCTTTCAAAAAAGTTAATTCCATCAGCAATAGTGATTTCGGTTTCTAATGATGCCTTAAACAAACTCTCATTAACTACAATTTCGCCAACAAGACCTGTAACATCATAGGTCTTAGACGCTTCACCTTCGGCCGGGTTGGCATAAATCTTAACGTAAGTTAATTCATATGTTTCTGGCGTCATTGCTTCGCCAGCCGGATTTACTTTACCAGCTATCTTAGCCATTAATAATTGCCTCAAATTCTTCAGCAAATTGCTCAATGTATTTAGGGTCTAATACTCTAATTTGTGAACGAGAATCATTACGTTCAATGATAAGTTGTCGGTTTGAAACATAACCACATGTATGACGAGGTTCACCACTCG